ACCCGACTACCTGTTCCCAGCCGCATTGGGAACTCTCACAGCGAACAACAACATGACGTTGTTGCCATTCCTGTTTTTCGAGTTATAACACATCGTTGGACTAATTACCCAGCGTTAGCGTGGGGAGGCTGTGCGGATCACAACCACATTACGCATAAACCGCGAGGAATTTTATGCGGTGCATGCAATATAGGAATTGGAAATCTAAAAGACAGCATTGAGTTGCTGAGGAAAGCTACGGCGTACCTTGAAAAGTACGCATAGGAGGGCATTTTGGGAAATAATCTTGAAGGTCTCGGAAGCGCGACCCTCGATACTATGGGTGGATAAACAGATACCAGTCCACCAAATAAACTTCGTGAACTCAGGGAAAATCCCACGTGGACAATCCTGATCCAAGCCTCTATATGGAGGAAGGAGCAACGACTATCTCGAAAGAGAGTAGAGCACAGTGTGCTCGAAGCGCGAAGCACTTTAACAGGTGATGATATAGTCTGAACATCGTAGGCAACTACGAGAGAGCAGGTGGAAACGATCTGCTCGCAACATATTTGTGGTAACAAATTGTAACGCGCAAGATCTTCCCGAGGGTGCCTCCCCCAGATGTTGGGACGTGGACTTCGTAATAGGAAGCTGTTTCACCCGCGCTGGCTTGGCATCCGTTTACACGTACACCCAAGTTCTCACCATCACCCAGGTAGTGGTAGGCAGCACTGGAATGGGAACCTTCACCTACACAGGGAAGACCCCCACCATCAACGAAGCGTTTGTGCTTAGCGACTTCATTGGTCAAGCTTTCTTTTTGAACGGACAAACAGTAGTCGTAATTTCTGTCAATCCTATCGGCATGACTTTCATGGCAGACGTTACAGGCAACGCAGGGGCATTTACAAACATCCTGGGCACCGCCACCTCCACGACCGGAGACTTCTTAGGACCGAACGTACCAACTTCTGCCGTAGCAACAGGCACGGGCAACGCCTGGGTCAGCCCAGCAAACATCCTGGGAAACACAGGGTATGCCTCAGTCTCCACTGGAGCCTCTGGCAGCGTGAATCAAGTGCCCCTGGCAGCAGGCAGCTTACCTACCTCGGGAGCTACAGCTTTCTGGGCCAATCCAACTTTGATCACAAGCACTGGAACCCATATCACCCTGACAGCTGGGCAGATTCAAGACCCAGTTGTAGCGTACATCGGGACGATTGCACTGCCAGCCAACGCCACCGTCACAGGGCTCTCCGTTACACTAGACGCTTCGTGCTCTGTGTTCGGAGTAGGTTCTATAAACGTTCAGCTGGTGAACCCATTAAACAATTTCACACCGTACGGCACCGCAGTCAACAAGCCATTGAGCACGGTCAACGCCCCGTACACCTTTGGCTCGGCCAGCTACCAATGGGGAACTACCCTGACGCCTGCCAACGTTAACGGCAGCGACCTAGGAGTCATGGTCAGTGCAGTGGTTAGTAGCGGAACTGCAACTATCTCTGTTAACACCTTAGCCATCACCGTGACGTACGTCCTTGCAGGCAGCTCACAAGCACTGCAGACCACGATCTACACCTTTACCGTACCTTTGACCTCTGGCATGACAGGTTTCGGAGTGTCTTTCCAAGCATACACCAGCAATGCCACGTCAGTCACCATGCAACTGCTAAAGAACGGCATTGCGGTGGGCCAGCCTGAGACACAGGTATTGACCACTACTCCCACTATTTACCAATTGGGAGCAGCAACCGACCTCTGGGGGAGCACATGGCTTCCTGCTGATGTGAACAACACGCAGTTCGGAGTGCTGATCACAGCCTCTGGTCTAGGGACCACGTTCATCAACGATCTGGACGTGCTGTCTTACATATCGCCTGCACTAGTGAACTTCAACTACATCAAGTCATACATCCAGAACAACGGCCAAACCGACACGTTGGCATTGGATGCGTCAGGAATCATGTGGAAGGAAGACGTAACGAATGCGCCTGGAGTTTTGGCAACAGTTTTGTCAGGCATTCTCCCAGGTTCTTTCGCTAAGAGCGCAACAGCCGATGACAACGAGTACATTGTGTTCTCGGACCTTAACGTAGGCACAGAGCGTCCACGCGTGTACTTCCAAGGAAGTCAATTTTTACCGCTTACGCAGATTGGACCAGGAGCACCTCCGTCCTTTGCGGCAGCATCGGGAAGCGGAGCTAGTGTTTTAGCGATAACGAACTTCGCCATCAGCAGCAACGTGGTAACCTTCACGTACACAATCGGGCCTACTGTAGCACAGGACCAAGTGTACACCATATCTGGCGCAGTACCAACCTATTTGAACTTCACAGGTACGGTATTGGCTACGGGTCTAACCTCAACTACGTTTGAGATGGACCTGACGCACGCGGACGTTTCTTCAACGCCGATCACCCCTTCGGCTACAGGAACTTTGCAATTCAACTACCCAATCACCTCCATAACACAGCCAGCACAGCAGTCCATCACGGACTCTGGCTCAGGCTCTGGAGGAGGTTGCTATTGGGGTGCTGGACCTGGACCTACGCATACCCCTGGCACAAGCTTCGTGGTATATTACTCGCAAACGTCTGACACAGCATTGAACCAGTACTATGCACAGAATCCACTTTCCACGTATGTCTTCCTTGGGAACATTGTGAACTTTCCGCAGTTTTCCAACCAGACCTACTTGGTGACAGAGACAGGTTTCACTAAGCCTTCCGGCACAGCAGGTGCCGCTCGGGCGTACTTCATGGTGAACGTTGGCGTATCTGGCAACTCATACCCAGACAACACCACAGGAACCTATCAGCAAACTATTGCCACTGTGACAGCCACAACGGCTGTGCCCAACCTAACCACAGGTTCGACCATACAGATCACGGGGGAATCACCAACGCCATGGAATAACAACTGGACCATCGTTCAGTCCTTGAGCAGCGCTACACTAGGTATCGTCAGCACTGCCATGTCAAGCAGTGGCGTGGCGACCTACCAGTACACCGTACCAATCGGAGGTGTGCAGCCCGTCGCTGGACAAGCCATATCGATCACAGGATGCACAAACAGCGCAAGCGGTTACACACTGTCACCTTTCAATGGCATATTCAACATTGCCACTGTAGGGGGAGGGTCATTCACTGTAACTGGGTTCGCACAGAATCTTCCAATATCACAAAACTCCGACACAAACGGAGTTGGCGTGACATTTGGAACGACATTCACGATTGACCCAGGGGCCTTAACGATTGGCACCGCCAACAGCCCAATATACGGCAACGCAGGAGCCACAGCCTCAACGGCTGGAATCTTCTTTGCGTCCAACACGGCAGTTGCAACGGTCACGTCAGGCACGCGACAAGGGGTAGTGTTCTTCATCACACAGAGCGGAGCCGAAACCCAGGTATCACCACCTGTGGTGTTTACCGTTCCGCAGAATGTCACTTCTATTCAGGTGTCCAACATACCAATTGGGCCACCAGATGTAGTGGCACGCGGCATCGCCATAACGGAAGCGGGACAGAATGGAGTACCGGGAGCAAACTTCTACGTCATAGAAAACAATGTGACGGTTCAAGTTCAGAATGGCGCACCACTCACCTTTACGTCCACCATTATACGCGACAACACCAGCACCACGGCTACCCTCACTTTCTCGGACGCGGTTCTTCTAAACTCCAGAGAAGTTGACATACAAGGCGACAACCTTTTCAACTTGATTGAACTGGGAAGCTCGGCCTGGGCAGTGCCGTACGCTAGCCGTATGTTCTACGGTCTACAGTTGAACAAAATCGACAACTGGACATCCGGTGGAGGTTTGACGTTTGACTCTGGGTATCTACCCAGCACAGGAAACATAATCCCATTAGGATGGCAGTCGTCATTGACTTCTGCCAATGCTACGCTGATAACCAGCGCGGTTACAGGGCAATCTCTGTACATAAGCAACACTACGGGAGCAACCATTGCTAACGCAGGGCTTATCTTCCAGACGGCATACCAAGACCCTTACAACGTAGCAATCATCCAAGCCAATACTACGTACTCTATACGGGTAGCGGCTAGGATTCCTTCAGGGCTAACAGTTGGCACATTGTCAATCGGGTTGTACAACTACAACGCGGCCAACACTGCCATTGCCAGCCAATTCTTCCCAACGTGGGGAAGTTTCGACGTTCCATTGACGAGCATGAGCACCAACATACAAGTGTTCACAGGGACGCTGTTGACTTCCGCATTCGTGGGAACCGTACCACCCGCTTTGGTTATAGCGGTACAGGTACTAGGGCTAGGTGCAGGCGCGGACTGTGAAATAGACCGCATAGAAGTGTACCCAACGAACACACCGTACCTCAAGGCGCAAGTGTACGGTTCGTACACGAATCAACCGGAGGCAATCGACGGTTCCAGCACAGGCGGAATCATCGACACCACCACCGAGAATGCCCAGCCAGTAA